CCATACCCAACGGTTGTTGTCCAGCATGACGTGTGTATAAATAACACATTCATCATTTGGAATGTTGGTTTCGTCAATCAGAGAATCCGTAGTCTTTGCCACGTATTCTGGATAAAATTTTTTCAGTAATTTTTTCGAGATTGTTTCTTTCGTTACAATTTCAATAACGTTACCGTTACCATCCCTGTCTACAACATAACGATTGAGCGGATAGAGTTTAAGTCCATCCTTACTCATAAAGACAAGGGCATTACCAGCTACTACAAGATGCTTTAGTGCTTGATGAACGACAACACGATCACCAGATTCCGCAATGGATTCCATGATAGTGCGTTCAATCTTAGCAAACGACAAGTCAAGTTCTGATCTAATCTGTGGACCCAATTCTTCAGGAAGATTAATATCGTTAACCTGCAATTTAAAGAAGCTAGTTTGTGGTGGTAGCAATGCAAGCATAAGTTTACTTGCAAGCGTTACCACACCTTTAGCTCCAGCGGATTGCCAAGGTGTTGGAAGTTTAAGAGCACTCTTAGTTGTGTGCTCATCTTCTCTGATTAGATAAGGTAAGGTTAGATCTGCTGCTTGTCTAGCAATATTTAGAAACTGTGAACGGCTTGAGGACAATCTGTCATAACGAGATTTAGCTGTCATTTATGTTACCTATAAGTTCGTCGGGGTCTACCCATAATACCAGCTCCAAGCGAAAGCGAACGATTTACCATCGGATTAATTGAGAGCATTGAAGATGGAGCAGCTCTACGTTTAAACTCAGAAGTACCACCACGACCACGATCGGTAATGCCTGTTTTAAACTCAGCAACACGACTACCTTGAGCCATGTTACTCAGCTCTGTACGACGCCTAAGCTCTGCTTCTTCTTGTGCCTTGATTCGATCGGCTTCTGCATCAGCAAGCATCTGTTCATAAGCTGCTTGTTGATCCTCTAGCATTTGAGCAAAATCAGGGAACTCAAACTCACTCATGAAATCCGCAAATGGATCGTAAGTAGGAGTAGGTTCAGTGGTAGGTGGTGCAGGAGGAGTAGGCTCAGTGGTAGGAGGCAGTGGTCCTACAATAGGAGCATCTTCGTCATAGTCACCTGTTGCTGGAAAGTAATCTTCCCAATTAGGATCTGGACCTACGATAGGATCATCGGGAAGTGTTACATCATCATTAATATCAAAGTAATCTGAATAATCCTCTTTAGGTGGTACATATGGTGTGTCAATACCTAAGTAATCAACGTAAGCCTTAACAGAGTCTTTAAGCGATCCGACATTTTCAACACCAAACCCTTGCAGAATCTCCTTAATGTCACCAAATCTACCACCTTGTTTAAGAATATCAAGAACTTCTCTCTTTTGTTTTGTGGTCAGACCTAAATCACCCAAAAGTCCCCTGAGGATCTCTCCTGGCTTTCTATCATCAGTAGGAGTAACGGTTGGTTCAGGAGTAGGAGTAACTGTCGGTTCAGGAGTAGGAGTAGGTGTAGGAGGCGGAGCTGGAAATAGATCCGTTAGATCATCACTTGGTGGCTTTGGAGGTGTAGGAGGTATAGGTCCTACTATAGGTGATGGAGTTGGTTCAGTTGTTGGAGTAGGAAAAACGGTTGGTGTAGGAGTAGTCGGTTCTACTCCTGGAGTAGGAGTCGGAAAGACAGTCGGTGTCGGTGTCGTAGGAGTTGGAGTTGGAGTATCAGTTGTCCCTCCAGACAACGATGTTATGTAATCTGTAACTGGTGTCTTCAGATCACCAAGTTTTGTTCCTTTAATACCATATGTTTTAAGCAGATCTTTAAAAGTTTTAAAGGTACCACCACCTTTAAGGTGTTCCAACGCCTCGTTTTTCTGCTTAGGGGTTAGACCAAGGTCTCCCAGAAGCTTTCTTAAATCTGATCCTTTAGCCATCGTTCTCCTCCATATACTTGATCACCCACTCAACAACACTACGTTGACCTGAGCGGTACATAATTTTTTCCATTGAATCATCAGGTGTAGGGTTAGTGGGTGGAAAGGATTCCTCTAGTGCATAAATTAAACCTCGGGAGTTCATCCCAAGGATTTCAAGCATACTGGGGGAGGTTGACATTGCTATGTTCAAAGAATGCGGGCATCCTAGCTGATTTAGTTGCGGACAATTCTGGGGCTTTACCCTCGTACATTAGCCGGTCGCTAGAATCCAGCCAAAATTTTTTGTCCAAATATTTGTCTTGGGTATTAATGCCTAGAGGTTGCATTACCCAATTGATAGTTGCCTTCCTGAGTTTATCAAGAGAAGGACTGACATTATACCCCAGCTCAGTATGAACAAGGGAATTGGCAGCAACATGAATTTGTTCATCTCGACTAATATCGGCTGAAACAGTTCTCATACCAGCGTCACCATTAAAGCGAAAGAATGGTAGAAGAACGAAGAAGATTGCACGTTCGGCAACCATCGCTTTGGTAACCGTATGATCTGGATGTGTTTCCCAAGCGGTGCGAAGCCTCTTCGCTTCCTCTTCAGCTTTCTCATTAACGCCGTAAGCATTGGCGATGTAACCAAGTGCGACGTCGTGATTTTCTTCGTCTTTGACGTTTGACACCAATAGCTCCCGTGCCAGTTCTGGTACTTCAGTAGCGAGGGCATTAGCGATAAAATCTCCAACGGGAAGTTCCATATGACGCAAGGCGAGTGCGCGGTGAATTGTTTCTTCCGCGCCTGCTTTGCACATACCAGCGGTTGTTTGGACTGGTGTCCATTTGCGCTTCCGCGCCATTAGTTTTTCGTAGGGGTTCATTCTGCACAATCACATTGAGGTTCTGGTGTGTCCTCAAGCAGGCTGTTCAAATAATCATCGACTTCACTCTCTTCGAGAGCAGCATACGCACTTGACTTATCTTGAACATCACCCATCACTTGGAGACTATAATAAAGAGAAGTCTGGGGCGATTCGAGCCACTCTTCGATAAAAGCTTCATCATACATGACCACATCAGACCACGAATTGAAGCTGTAACCATGAAGAAGTCCAGTCCTGTTAAGTAGAGTCATGATGCCATCGGCAACACGTTTGTAGGCTTCCCAGCCCACCTTAGAGGCGATCTCTACGTCGCCATAATTGTAGGTTTGTACTCCGAAAGTACCGCTGTCGCGATCGACAGTCTGTGAGATAGGTGGAGCGATTTCTGGTGTGCAAGTATAGCCATCCAGATCCAAGCTTCGATAACTGCAACTGGCGGTTGGTGCAATAGCAAAGGCTCGAACCATTTTATGATAGCTAGCGATTGAGGCTGCTTGCTTAATTCCAGAGTTAATTTGGGTGACAAGTTCATAAGCGGCGGATCGTACGGTTTCTCCGTTGTTGAATTGTTCCAATGCACGACCGAACTGATCGTAGGTTACTCCGTATCGACGAAGTAGGTTAGCGAGTCCGAGCATTCCAAGCCCGACTTGCCGGTCAATTGTGCTGGGGAGATACTCTCCGCTTTCGCCAACATTTGTCTTACCATGGAGTTCGCACAGTTGCGACATACCTTCAGTAAAAGCCCGAGGGATGTCGTCGAACTCACACGCACCGAGATTGACATGTTGCAAGAGGCATGTTCCGCGTGAGGGCAGGTAAACTTCAAGGCAGACATTTCCACGGATTCGGTTTCCTTCTTTGTCATACTTTACTTTGTTCAGCCAGATGTCACCAGATTTAATGCCATAAAGAAGTTCTTCTTTAAACGTCCAAGCTTCCCACCATTCTGGTTTGATGTTAATGCAACGCTTGATCCATGGCAGTTCAGAGCGTGGTGTTGTAATAAATTCAAGTGCATCAGGATGACTCAAATCAAGATGAGCAACCACAGCACCATTACGGTAGGTGCCACCGCGACGTAGGATTTCATTCAACGTCGAATAAATACGGGCAAAAGATACTGGACCAGAAGCAACCAGTTTATCGATACCCTTGATAGATTCTGTACCTTTGGGGCGGAGTTTAGACAGGTGGACAGCACACCCTGCACCATTACGCAAAGCATGTGATACGAATTTCCAGCTGGCTTCCAAGCCTTCTGGTCCTTCCATTGAATCTTCTACAACAAATACCGTGCACGACACCGGCAGTCTGGACGTTGGGTTATCCAACCAGGATTGGACACGTCCCGTGCGAGAAACATAAGAGGTGGTCATGGGTTAATGAGATCAGTGAGGTTTGGTGGTTGGTATTTTGGTCCTTTCAAGACCTTACCGTCTGCACGGCGAATTGGTTTTCCGTCTAGCCCAAGTTTAGACATGTTAGATTTATGAACACGATCCAGTGCTTCCTCTAGATCCCATTCCATATTCTCTGCATACTGAAAGCAGACGTAAACAAGGTCAGCTAGTTCTTTCAGTTCTTGTTCGTAGCTTTCATGATCACAAGCATGGATGAACTCTTGAAACTCTTCATCGATCAAACCCCGTTGCATGATCCGATTCCCAGTCCCATTCTCCATCCCATAGGATGTGCGGAATTGTATCGCTTGATCGGAAAGGGATTGGCTCCGGTAGTGGGGTATGCTTGAGTTCATTTTCAAGGTAGTGGATAGCTTTTTTAAGGTCTTCAGTCTTGGTTTCAGGACTTTTGTAACCGGCACGGCAAATATATTTAATAGCATTGCCTAAGTGGTAGTTAAGGTTTTGGTCTCGTATGAAGTCCCAGACTTCTATTTGACCTCGGGTGTAGTGGGCGGGAGATTGTGCCATTCTTTGAGCAGTTGTTTCATGTTGTTGCCAAGCACAAAAGCTTGACGTTGCAACGCAAGGAAGACAGTAATGATGTCCTCCTTTGATGTTTCAGGGTTCTCTAGTGCATCCTTAAGTTGACGCATCTTTAGATCCTGCTCCACCGTCAACGACGTAATCGGCGGAGGGGGTCCATAGTATTGGGGCTTGTTGGTCGAAGTCATAGTCGGATGCCGTGAGGATCTTTGCGAGTCTTGCATTTTCCAGCGCGACATCTTCTGAAAGATCTTTGTCAGCAAACGCTTCGGTGACAGTCTTCCAAGAATACCCCTTCTCTTTGAAGAGGGAGATTGCACGCTTAACACCAATACCGGGTACACCGGCATAACCATCTGTTTGATCTCCTGCTAATGTTTGCACAAGGTGCCACCGCTTCCCCTCATCCTCTTCCACATTCACAATTTCTGTCATGTCAAAGAGCCTACCGGGGATCTGGCGCATGTCCTTGTCAGGTGAGCAGATGACATTACCAGGGTTAGCTGTAGCATAAATGCCCAAAGCATCATCTGCTTCGAGTGTAGGCATAATGATCACTTCATACTCAGTCTTGAGTTGATTGATCACACGTTTGTATCCGCAAGGTTTCTTGCGTTGTCGATGCCCTTTGTATTCGGGCTGGATAGATTTACGAAAGTTTACACTGTCACTAAAAAACAGAACAAGTTCGGGTACATCCCATAAAAAATTTTGGGTTATTTTTTTAAGGTTAATTTCAACGCTTTTATACGCTTCACTGAACTTACTTGTGACTAGAATTACATCATCACCCCAATCAATTTCTGTTTCGGCAGCGGCACAGCATTTGTAGACTACGTAATCAGCGTCTACAAGTAACTTCACCTGCCTTGTCCTCGATAAGCTTTCTTACCTGCTTTAGGCTTGCTGTGTCGTCCAGATCCTTGCTTAGTTTTCTTTGAGTTGTTGGGCTTGAACTTATTCAGCCCCATCATGGTTTTACTTCTCAATGTGTTTCACTCCAGTTGTTTCCTTGGGTTGCTTCTGCGTCGATTCTGACGCGCATGTTGTAGTATTCCCCAGCCGCTGTAGCGCTGTATACCAGGGATGTTGATAAGTCTTCGACGTGCTCTGGGGCACACTCGAACTGTAGCTCGTCATGAATGAATCCTAATTGTGAAGCACATATCTGTGCCTCTTTCATTGTCTGTTGGTTGATCACCATCCAACGCTTTGCAATCACACCAGCTCCAGACTGAAGCAAGTAATTCAAAGCTTTGTGAGGCGAGTCAACGTTAATTTTTCTTCCATCGATAGACTTGATGAACCCCCTTTCTGCAGCTTGCTTAATAGCCTCAAGTAAGTCAGCCAGTCCTGGAACCGCATCCACATACGCTGCACGAATCTCTTTTCCTTTCTTCTTGGCTTTTGCTGTTGGAAGTTGAGAGTCATAGGAGTGTCCAATTTTTTCATCACCTGCTCCATAAAGGAAGGCGTAAGTTACGGTTTTGACATCTCTTCGGCTAATGCCGATTTTATCTGCGTTAGTTTGGTGTATGTCTCCATTGAGGAGGATGTCGGCATATCTGCCTTCATCGAACCTAGCCAGATAATGAGCAAGCATACGCAGCTCAATCCCAGACAGGTCAGCGCCGACCATGCGTAATCCTGGACTTGGGATAAAGAGTTTTCTAAATCTTCCATCCGAGTTGCATTGCGCGAGGTTCGGGTTTCTATGAGCACAGCGGTGTGTATTCGTTGCAACACTGCAGTGATGATGTATCCGGTCATTCGTACATAGCTTGAGCCAGGCGTTCGTGCCTTGCGAGACTTGACCAAGCATTTTCGTTACCGTCAAACATTTCAGAAACTCCATAGCAATCGGAGATCCAATCTCTGTCAGTATAACTTCGTCGATAACTGGTTTCCCAGTAGTTGTCTTCGTCTTTGGCTTCCAGCCATGAAAGGTTTGCAGGATCCATGAAATATGGTCGCGTGAAGTACAATTTAATTCTTTTAGTCTAATAGAGGGTGCACCCGCAACATATCCTTGCGTGCGGTTATTTCGTTTCGGAGTGAATTCTGCTCCTGCGACGTAAGGGTGTTGCCTTCGTAGTGACTCTTCAGTCTCTCGAAGCTCTCCTGTGAGAGTAGATGTAAGTTCCCATGCAGCAGCTTCATCAAATCGCCATCCATGAATCTCTTGCTCCGTTAGAATTTCTTGTACTTGGTGTTCTAGCTCTACCCATTCAGGTAGGGTTGGAAATGATCCCATAGTTTGGTGGTAACGTGAACGTCTTGTATGCAATAGTCTTCCATTTCTTGTGTCCACTCCTTCCAATCAGTAGTGGAACCATAGTCACCTTTACGTTCATTGAGACGATACCCGTATGCTTCAAGAGAATGACGACCGTACAACTTCAACGGCATTTGATCCCAGTTGTGTTTCTTGTCGATGTTAATCAAGTCTTGGTGGTAAAGCCTAGAGAGAAGAAGAGTGTCAATGACATAAGGATTGCGATTAAACCAAGGATAAAGTTTCCTGATGACAGGAAGGTCATAGCCAATAATGTTGTGACCAATAACACAATCCGCATCGTATAGTCGTTGTAACCCACGTACGATAGGTTCTTGGTTACCCGTGTCATTGTACGTGAGAGTTTTCTTTGTATTGAGGTCATGAATAGCAAGGCAGTGGATGGTAGAAACATTGTAAAGTAAACCGTCAGTCTCAATATCAAAGATTAGACTCACTTCTGATTCCATACGTAAGTCTTGTCAACAAACTTAGCGCGTTCAACCATCTCAGGTGTAGGTGGGGTAGGACGTTTCAATTCAGAAGTCGGTTGCTGCGTTGAACTCTGGTTCTGGTTGAGTTTCATAGAATTTACAAGTAGGTAGATCATAACTCAAATTACACGCGACGCCAACTTCGCCAGAATAGCGATTCTTAAGGATTCGCACTGTTGTATCAGACTGTTTGCCTGTGCTCTGTTGATCGCGTTCGAGTGCAATGCATCCGTCAGAGAGTTGCGCAATTGACGCGCTTCCTCTAAGCTGTCCAAGTGTAACACGTGCTCCTTCCTCGTGGTTAGTATCCGATGATGTTCGTCTGAGGTGGGA